TGAAATATCCGAGAGCCAAAGGCGTTCCGGATCTGTTGTAGGTATGCCCACTCTCCGCGGTACAGGTTAGACCCGCCCCGCATCCAGTCGGCCATGAGCTGCTCTTTCCACCGCTCGCCTACTTTGGCGCGGTATTCATCGAGAGCTTTCTGCTGTTCTGGGGTTAAGTTCATGAGTCCTCCTTCGGCATGACGATCTGCATACTTGTGTTGTCGCCTATCAGTGTCATGACGTGAGCTTCACTCAACTCCTCGCCGATCTCCTCGATGAACAGACCAAGTTCCTCGTTCATGGTCTCCTCATCTGTCACCTCGATAGGGGCAATACTGTCTGCCCATTGGAGCGCGTCATCACGCGAATTGAATTCGAGGACGTTGCCGTCCTCCCCGTCGAGCGCGTACTCGCGCCCGTTCAAAGAAATCCCGTAAGGGTGTCTATATACTGCGAAGCTCATAGCTCCTCCTTTACAGTCTGATAGAAAACCTATCCTTCATCTTGAGGATAGTTTCTTGTGGAACATTATGGATTGACTCGCCGTCGTGTCGATTCTCTACAACAATAGAAATCACGTTAGCGTTGTACTTTTCTGCCATGTCGTAATAGACCTCGAGTTCCCATTCTGTTGTGGACGTGTTGCTTACGATGACGCTTTCACCCTGGGCTAATTTCCACTCGACGTTTCTTTGGCAGTTCTTGTGTGCTTCGGTCAAGAGACGAGCATCAAAGGGCTTGTCTTCAAAGTATTGGTCTGCTTCAAAGAAAGGGAGACCAATGATCTCTGCCAGTGTTGATTTGCCCGACCCCGGCAGTCCTCGAATAATGATTAAGTTCATAAAAAGCTCGGGGGCTTTCGCCCCCGCCTCCTTTACAGGTTGTCCAAAATTTCTTTGACCGCATCGTCTGGCATGACGATCCCGTCGTCCTCGAACGTGTTGCTCGCGACCGAGTTCAGGCCATAGAACCGAGCACACTGGGCGAGGAACGGCATGTGCTCGATGACCAGTTTGCGATTGGTGGTGTCCAACGGAGAGAAGGCGCGATGGCATTGGGCGAGCGCGTCTTCGACGTAGTACAAACGGGTATCAGCGATGCCCATTTCACGCAGTTTTTGTTGAAGTTGATTCATGTTTAGTCCTCCAAAACGTCGGGTTATTCCGACAAAGAAAGTATCTCAAATAACATCATTTTACACAAGTATTTATTCACAAAAAGAAGGGGCTTTCGCCCCTCCGGTTAGTCCTCTCGGACTGCTTTGACGTAGCACTCATTGTTCGAGTCGTACCGCTCGATCAACCGCGACTTGCCTTCCGCCATTAGGTAGGCTTCATCATCGCCATAGTGCTCGATGGAGTATGAGCCAGCTTGTCCCCAAGTGTCCCACTCCTTCTTGCCTGTGGTCATGTTCATGACCTTCTTTTTGTACCGCACCATGACCGCGTATGCGTTTGGCTCGAAGTCCTCGACCCATCGGCACCCGTGCACATACCGGCTGTCGCCGTTCGCGTAGGTCATGTATCCAGTCGATGACTCTTTGTGCGGTGCTCGACCGCCTACGACCTGCGACTCTCCGAACTTGTCACCCTCGCGCACTGGCTCGAGTGAGTCGGTGTAGCGGAGAGTGCATGGCACTCCGCGCCAGTTGGTGTCAGTGATAATTGCATTCATGTTTAGTCCTCCAAAGATGGGGGCCGAAGCCCCCGTTTGATTATGCAAGACGCTTGAACGTCTTGCGGTAGTGAGCCTTGACCATATGCTCATCGATGAACGACTCGCGGTACTCGGCTTGACCTTCCGCGACCAGTTGGTCACGAATCTCTTTACGCGTCGCAGTCAGTGACTTGATCATGTCATCGATTAGCTCGAGCTTCTCGAAGCCAGTTGCTGATGCGAGTTTGCGTGCTTGGTGTTGTGTAATCATCATTAGTCCTCCTTTGTGATGATGGAATCATCATACCACACCTACACAAGTTTACACAACTATTTATCTTATACATTAGTCTAATGCACCATGTGCGCGTCGGGGGTAACTTGGGGTAAATCCTCACACGCACCATGTGCGCCTCGAGGGGGCACCCCCTAAATGGAGACCGGTACAAAGTTGGCACGGTCTATGCAGTTAGTTTTATAGATTCAATGCCGGGTTTTTCCGTTGGAGCCGGGTTAGCCTTGTCCGATAGCAAGAAGTTGTGCAGAATACGCCATAGGAGTCCCTAGGGCCGAGAAAAAATTACAATGTAATTTCATTTGGAGGACATATGAATTATATCACTGGAACCGAGGACCACGTTCCTGACATCTACGCACTTGGTAAGGAGATGCATGAGGAGAGTGAGTTTCGTGACATTCACTGGAATCCTGACAAGGTAAACACATGGCTATTGAATAATGTGCGGAATCATAAGCGTTTTGTGATGTGTGCTTATGATGGTGATGTTTTGGCGGGTGTGTTTATTGGTGGTTTGTCTGAATTTTATTTTGGAAATGACGTATTGGCGTCTGATCTGTTATGGTATGTGGGGAAGGATTACCGTGGATCGAGGACCGGGTTGAGGTTATTGAAGATGTTTCGATCTTGGGCCTCGGATCTTGGAGCTGATAGGGTTCAGGTAGGTATTTCTTCTGGTTTATCTATGGACCGTACGGGTGCTCTTTTGGAGCGTATGGGTTTTAGTCAGATTGGTGGCTTATATAGGACGGACGCATGAAGTCGATTGAAGAGAAGTTACTGGGTCAATTGTATTGTTTTTGTGAAGGTGGCTCCGACACTGGTGGAGGATCTGCCGGTGACTTTGATGATTCGTATAATCAAGCGATGGGTTACACCGACTCGAGTGGGCAAGCCACTGGTACGGGTGGTGATTCTGACCCACAGCGCACGGAGTCGGGAGCGGTAGCTCGGACCAGTAACTATCAATCGCGTATTGAAGAAGAAGCTATTAAGGCGGCGGGTGGTGGTGATTACACGGACGTATTTGCTGGTGATACTGCGGCGTTTAATGATATGCAACGTGTCCTTTCTGGCGATTTCCTTGGCTATGGCGGCGGGGAACTTGGCCCATCTACGGGCGATACGGGTTCAAGGTTCGACACCACACCCGCTGTTCGCGGTGCTCCTCGCGACGTGGGCCAAGGCCCTCGGTTCTCGCAGGGTCCTTCAATTGCTGGGGCCATGACACGAGAGCAGATGTTGGGTGCTTCTCGGCCCTCGGCTCCTGAAGAAGTAGAATTGGGATTGGGTGAAGTTGATATCTTTGACACGGCCTATACTGGTGGTGCGACTCCTGCTCAACAGGTTCAAGCGGCGGCGGGTGTTCAACAAGCGCGGTCGGTCGGCTCACCAAACGATATTCGTAATCGGGATCGTGCCCTGAATGAGGATGCAATTGATGGTGGTGACGTCGGAGATTTCTACGAAGTTTTGGCTCCGGAGGTTCAGAAAAAGGCCGACGAAGAGGCTAAAGCAATTCGTGAAGCTGTTGAAAAAGGTGAAGCACTTCCCGGAGAAATTAATCCACTACAACCGTTTGGAATTGTAAAAGGTCTTTACCGCAATTTATTTGAGCGTGATAAAGAGTTTGCTCGTCAGGCAAATCTTCCCGGAGCGCGGTTACAGGTCAATGATCAGGGTCAAATTACGGGGGTTTACAACCCTCAACAGAACGCTGTGTATACACCAGAGTCTGTCGGACTGTTTGACCTAAAAGCTCAAAAAGCGGCGGCGGGGGACTTGTATGACATGCAAAGGCAACAACAGGAAGAAGAACGTGCTCGAAGCGGCGGCGACAGTGGTCAGCCTGCGGTTGTTGCACCAGTAGCCCCGGCTACATGCCCAGATGGGTACAAATACAACGCAGAGACTAACTCGTGTGAGTATGTTGGTCAGTCTCTTGTTGGTGGAGTGGCTTCAACATCTGCGCCGATCACTCAGACGACGCAGTATACGGGTATTGGTGGTCTTCAGCCGTTTGTGCTACAGCCGAGTTATACGGCTCCGACCACATTTAGACCGTTGTATAACGTCGGTTAATGAACGCCGCGGCACTTGACGCACTACCCGAGGAGGTTCTCAAGGAGATTCTCGCGCTCAAAGAAGCGGAGATACGCCTTCATACCCGCGAAAAGGCCCAAGATCAGTTCATGCCCTTCGTCCACCACGTCTACGACGGGTTCATTGAAGGGCACCACCACAGAATCATCGCCGAAAAGCTCGAACGAATCGCCCGAGGAGAGTTGAAACGGCTGATTGTGAACATGCCGCCGCGGCATTCTAAGTCAGAATTCGCTTCTTATCTCATGCCCGCGTGGTTTTTGGGACGAAATCCGAAGTTAAAGATCATTCAGGCGACGCACAATACAGAACTAGCTGTGCGTTTTGGTAGAAAAGTGCGTGATTTAATGTCATCGGAGATGTATCGAGATGTTTTCCCCAACACTTTGCTTAAAGCGGACGATAAAGCGGCTGGCCGATGGGGTACAGCGGCGGGTGGTGAGTATTTTGCCGCTGGTGTGGGTGCGGCGGTCACTGGTCGCGGCGCGGACTTGTTTATCATTGACGACCCTCACTCGGAACAAGACGCTTTAAGCGAAACAGCGTTCGAGCACGCGTACGAATGGTACACATCTGGCCCTCGTCAGCGTTTGCAACCGGGCGGAGCGATCATTTTGGTCATGACTCGGTGGGGAACCAAGGATCTGACGGGTCGGTTGATCAAAAATCAGGGCGAAGACATCATGTCGGACCAGTGGGAAGTGGTCGAATTCCCTGCAATCATGCCGTCGGACAAGCCGTTGTGGCCAGAATTCTGGAATAAAGACGATCTTCTCAAGGTAAAGGCCGCTTTGCCGCCCGCAAAGTGGAATGCTCAGTGGCAACAGCAGCCGACAGCCGCAGAAGGCGCGATTGTTCGCAAAGAATGGTGGCAAATATGGGAAAAGGACGATATCCCGCCGGTGTCGTACATTATGCAGAGCTATGACACGGCATTTTCTAAGAAAGAGTCGGCTGACTACTCGGCGATTACGACGTGGGGTGTATTTCAGCCAGAAGAAGGGGGACCGGAGCACATTATCCTGCTCGATGCCCGAAAAGGGCGGTGGAACTTCCCCGAATTGAAGGAAGTGGCGACCGAGGAGCACGATTATTGGGAACCGGACATGGTGATTATTGAGGCCAAGGCGTCGGGGACGCCGTTGACGGATGAGTTACGCAGGACAGGCATACCTGTTGTGAATTATACTCCGTCCAAGGGTCGTGATAAGGTGACTCGTATGCACATGGTAGCTCCGTTGTTCGAGGCCGGTATGGTTTGGGCACCAGAGAAGCGGTTTGCGGAAGAAGTGATTGATGAGTGCGCGTCGTTTCCGATGGGCGATCACGATGACTTAGTGGATAGTATGACAATGGCGTTGATTCGTTTTCGTCAGGGTGGGTTTATCTCACTACAGGGCGAGGATGATGGCGAAGAAAACGACATTCCGGCGATGAGAGAGTATTACTGATGTCAGTTCCTTCAGACAGAATGCAGGGTATGGTGGATAGCGCACTAGAAGCGGTGCCCGGAATGGAGATTGATGTACCACAGCCAGAAAGCTTTGAGGGCGGGGCTGAAATATTAGAAGACGGGCAAGGCGGCGCAATAGTACAGGCTTTGTCAGAAATGATGGGGACTGAAGTTGTCGCGGAAGAATACAACCATAATGCCAACCTTGCTGAAGTGCTTGATGATGCAATCCTGGGTGAAATATCGAGCGACCTTCGAGGTAAATACGAAGAAGATCAAGATTCACGGGCCGAGTGGGAAGATGGGTATACAAAAGGACTCGACCTTCTCGGAATCAAGTACGAAGAAAGAAATCAACCCTTCTCAGGAGCCAGTGGAGTAACGCATCCGCTGATTGCTGAGTCGGTCACGCAGTTCCAAGCGCAGTCATACAAGGAGCTGTTACCGGCGGGTGGGCCAGTTCGTACGAATATTATTGGTATGAAGTCTCCAGAAGTTGAGGCGCAAGCCAATCGCGTCAAGGATTTCATGAATTACATGGTGACGGAGGTCATGGAAGAGTACGATCCGGACACGGATCAGATGCTGTTCTATTTGCCGTTATCAGGCTCGACATTTAAGAAGGTCTACTATGACGAAACAAAACAGAGACCGGTATCTCGATTTGTGCCTGCCGAAGACTTGGTTGTCCCCTACACGGCGACTGACCTTGCGACTGCATCGCGGATTACACACGTTCTTCGTATGGACGAAAATCAAGTTCGCAAGCTACAGGTTGCTGGTTCATACCGAGATGTCGATCTTGAGGCTGGATATGAAGAAGAGGACGGACCAGTTACGGACAAGGTTCGCGAACTGGACGGACGAGAAAGAACTGGTGACTCTGACGAACTGCTCACAATCCTTGAAGTCCACACAGAGCTGGATATCGAAGGCTTTGAAGACATGGACCCGATGGGTGAGCCAACAGGTATCAAGCTTCCGTACATTGTTACGCTTGAAGCTGGGTCAGGTGAAGTCCTAGCCATTCGTCGTAACTATGCGGAAGGTGACCCACTGAAGCGTAAGCAACAGTATTTCGTGCAT